AGAACAGATACCGACAAATATATTGGCGGCATAAATGTTGACGACTATGGAAGACCCGTTTCATACACTATTTTCACGCGCACTATCAACAACCAGTATATTTCTCCTGTTGATATTGTTGCAAAAGAGTTTATCCACCTTTTCGATGCAGCAAGACTTGATGAATACCGTGGGCGGAGTGCTTTCGCTACTGCGTTAAATGCAACTCGCGACTTGCAAGAAGCGATCAAGGCCGAGGTGCAGGCGATCAAGTATGCTTCGTATCAAAGCGGTGTCATCACCACCGAATCAGGCGCAGCCGACGCAGGGGACTACTTCGCCAGGGGAAATACAAACGATCAAGGCCAAGTTGCACGCTTGCAGTCGCTCGACCCTGGCACGGTCAACTATCTTGGATCGGGCGAAAAGATGGAGATGTTCAAGAGCGACCGTCCGACAGGCGCGTTTGGAGAATTTATCCGTTTGATTCAAGCCCATATTTGCATGGCAGTTGGCCTGCCCTACGGCTTCGCATTCGACGCCGACAAGTCTGGGCCAATGGCACGCATGGAAGCGGCAATGGCAGAGAGAACATTCTTGCGGTGGCGTGGGTTGCTAGAGGGCAAATTCCTTGACAGGATAAAAAATATTATCTTGCTCGACGCAGCCGCACGCGGACTCATTCCAGATTCCGAATACTTGCTAGATGGACGTTGGTGCTGGCCTGCAAAAGTTTCGATTGATTACGGACGCGAAGCCAACGCCGACATCAACCTGTGGAAGGCAGGATTGAAGACAGCCGGACAAATTTACTCAGACATGGGAGAAGACTACGAAGAGGCACTTCGCGCACGGGCGAAGGAAGCGAACATGATCAAGGAACTCGGACAAGAGTTCGATATCCAACCTTCACGCATTTCCGATTCTGTTCCGGCCAGCGCGAACGATTCAGAGCAAAAGCCTGTTCCGCTAATTGAAAGCATTGGAGCAAACGGAACCTTTGCAGTTTCAACGATTCTTACTCAACTCGCTTCGGGCGGATTGTCCGCTGAGCAAGTATCCGTCATTCTCCGCGTTGTCTTCGGAATGGATGAAGCGAGCGCTGCCGAATTAGTTAAATCTCAAGCTCCGCAAAGTGAAGTTCAAGCTACAGAGCAACTTTCCGAACTCGCAGACGATAACAAGCCAAGCAAAGGCATGGTAGAAGAAGCATTGAAGGGCTTAAAGTGGCGCGAAGAATACAACCGAGGCGGAACTGCCGTAGGAGTTGCACGCGCTCGCGATATTTCCAACGGCAAGAACTTGTCCGACGATACCGTTAAGCGGATGCACTCGTACTTTTCACGGCACGAAGTTGATAAAAAGGGACAGGGTTTTCAACAAGGTGAAGACGGCTTTCCATCCGCAGGCCGCATTGCATGGGCATTGTGGGGCGGAGACGCAGGACAGACTTGGGCCGCTGATAAAGTGAAAGGGATGCAGGCATCCGCACCGGAAACAAAGAAGGTCACGCTCGCCGTTCGCGATTCTTTCGGACGCATTTCAGCACTTGAGGCAAAGCACGAACTCGTTATGCCGACTCCAGAAAAAGACGAAGAGCAAGACGACTTCATAGGCCGCTGCATGGTGAGCGGAACAATGTCTAGCGAATATCCAGACGAGAGCCAACGCACCGCGGTGTGCATGGCACAATGGGAGAAAAAATAAATGATCATTCACGGCATAGCACTTGAAGCAAAGAAAGCACTCATCACCGGCGTCCACCAACCTGGAGATGACTACCGCATCGCATTCTATTCGGCATCGGCCAAGGTCGGGCCGCAAACCAAAGCCTACGTTACAGAAGGCGAGATCAAGGGCAAAGGCTACAAGGCCGGAGGCGTAAAGCTCAAGGGCTTCAAGACCGGAAGCATCGGGAAAAATGCTTTTATGACGTTCGATGATGTTGAACTAAAAAATGCAACATTCAGCGTATCTGGAGCGATGGTCTACAACGCCAGCAAAGGCAACGCCACGCTGTGCGTCCTCAATCTCGGCGGCGAGCGCCACGTCTTCGACGGCGCGTTTGAATTAAAATTTCCCAAGCCAACCGAAAATAACGCACTCATTCTTTTAGCTTAAATATGAAACCGACCAACCCAATTATCATCGACGGAGAGACTTACGACATTTTCACGATCAACCTTGCGATCACGTCCGTTGTAAACCCCGACGCAAGCGAAGACGCGAATGTGGCAATGCGCTTAATTCCTACGCGGATCGCGAATGGCGAAGTCATCCTTGCAAATGACTACGCTCGCTCGATGGCACTCGGAAGCGTCGACGGAGTGGACGCTCCGACCGCTACAGCCGTCTCTCAAATTTCAGCAAGCATTCAAGAATTCATTTACGCGAAGGGTCTGTAAAAAATGGCGCTTATTCTTTCAGCGGCGAGCGGAAATTTTAACGCGGGCGCAACTTGGGTCGGTGGCATTGTTCCAGGTGCAGCGGACGAAGCGAGAGCTTCGACCACCCATACAGTTACGATCACGGCAAATGTGACTTGCACCGAGCTTTCAAACGCAGGAACAGGGCTTTTCATTCTAAATTCGGGGGTGACGTTGACTGCAAATGTCACGCACAAAAGCGCAACAGTAAATGTAAATTGCCTGCAATTTACAGCCGCTTCGCCAGCGACTGCGAGTATTGTGGGCAACATAACGGGAGCAAGCTCGACGAGTTGGAATTCAACGGTTTTTGGCGCTGTAATAAATACCAGTAGCGGGACGCTTTCTATAACAGGGAATTGCACAAGCGGATCGTCCTTAAATGGCATTGCAGTAACAAATAATAGTAGTGGAACAACTACTATTACTGGTAATTGTTTAGGAGCAAATTCTATTGCAATATATAATACTTCAAGCGGAACAGCCACAATAATCGGTAATTGTACTGGAGGCACGACCTCAACTGGCATTTGCGTATATGGCGCCGCTGCAACAACCGGATCAGTTAACATTACTGGAACGGTGACTGGAGGAAGTAATGCAACAGCATATGGCGTGGGAAATTTTGGCAGTGGTGCAGCCACAATTAATGGTTCCGTTTTAGCATCTACGGGAATCGGCGTTTTTAATAATTCGACAGGCTCAGTCACAATCACCGGCAACATCACGGCCTCAACCGCCGCAGGCGTGACTAATTCTAGCACGGCGACGCTGACAATATCGGGCGGCACATATACCGCATCGACCGTTGCCAATGCTGTCAGTTCAACAAATGCAAGCTCTGTAGTGCGAGCAAGCGGATCGTTTATTCATGCTTCTAATGGGTTTGTTCCGATCAATGCGGTGAAATTCATTTTACTATCCACGCCGACGCTCGCGAAGACTCGCTACGCGCTAAACGGATCGACAACTTACGTCGATATGTTCACCGCCGATAACTCACTTGGACAAGCCGCAATAACAGACGTCCGCTTTGGCACAAGCTACGCAAGCGGAGCATTGACGGGCGTTGCATATATTCCAACGGCATCATCCGTTGCATTTGGAGTTCCGGTGGACGCGACAACAGGAACGGCAACGCTTACCGCAGCTGACGTCCGCGCCGCTATTGGAATGGCGAGCGCAAACCTCGACACTCAGCTCGCCGCGATTCCGACAGCCGTAACAAATGCAAATGCAGTCTGGGACGAATTGATGTCCAGCCACACGACAGCCGGAACCTACGGCGGCAGGGTCGTACGATCGACCAACGCAAACAACGAATTGCAACTAAACGCGCAAAACCACGCAGCCGCAAATGTTCACCAATTTCAAGCCGCCGTCATCGAGTCGGTGGCCTTCGCGACAAGCGCAGTCACGCTTTTCACAGGAGCGATGCGGACGGAACTTACGCCAGAACTCACCGAGATCACCGAAGTCCACGCGATCCACGGACTCGATATTGCAAACGCTCTAACCGTCACGCCAACTCAGCGATCATCCGGCGCAATTACGCAAGCGATCACCGGAGACGGAACTACGAGCACGATAGTAACGCGAGTCTAAGCGTATGTTAGCTTCCCTGCTCATCGCTACGCAGGGCTTAATGCCAAGCCCGACGCCGCTTTCAATCGGCGTGCAGGGCTTGCTGTTTATCCCAGTCGCGCCGCCTATTTCGCCGACCGATCTTCCTGGCGGTGGCGGACGGCGTGACGAGCGAAAGGTGACGCTCTACGCTCTTGGCAACCGACTCCGCTATTCGGTCGGCAGCGTCGATATAAGCGCAGGCACGCGGATAAATGTAACAGGGAGCGCATTTAATTCTCGCACGTCCGACGCTTCGCTTTCGATCAGCGCAAGCACGACTGCAAAAGGCAACCGCAACCATACAGGCACGGGCCGAGCTGGCATCTCAATATCGTCCACATTCGACGTTGTCGGGTGCGAAGAAGAGAACGAACTTGAAGTTTATTTGATGGCACAAGCCGCGATGGAATTAATGGACAGCATTTGACATCCGCGCCTTCGCATGGATGTCATCGAAGGTGTCTCAATAATTTCAATCGGCGAAGCAAAGGGCCACGGGCTTTATGTTGACGAGCAAACTTTGATGGAAGTCAAAGAGTGCGCGGAGTCCTACAAGGGCGGCGTGAAGGTCAACCTCGACCACGGCGCAGGCATTAAAGATATCGTAGGCTTCGTAAACAATTTCCGCATCGTCGGATCGCAACTCTTGGGCGATCTCAACCTTCTCCAAACATCTCCCATGCGTGATTACGTCTTGGAGATTTCCAGCAAACTCCCTGACACGTTCGGCATCAGCATCGCTTTCAGCGGCCCGATTCGCGAAGTGAACGGGATGGACTTTGCAAGTTGCACGGAACTCTACAGCGCCGATCTCGTGCAAACACCCGCTGCAAATGCGACCGGGCTTTTCAGTTTCACGGCTAAGCAAGTTGACAAATTTTTCAAACAAATGGAAGACGCAACAATCGAAATCGAACCAAAGGAGGACGAGGTCAGCATCGCCGACATCGTTTCTCGTCTCGCTGCTCTTGAAACCGCCTTCGGCGACTACAAGAACAAAATGGAAATGCCAGCCGAAGAGCCAGCCGCAGAGCCTATGAAAGAAGAAATGGCCGCTGAACTCAGCGCAATTTCCAAGCTCGAAGCCAAGCTCGACACGATCATCTCCAACTTCGGAGCCGCCCCAGTAAAGGCATCCGTAGTCGCAGAAGAAAAAGCCGAAGAGAAATTCGACTTAAAGGCGATCATCACCCAGAAGACCGAGGAACTCGGCAGCCGCACCGAAGCTATCCGCTTCGCAATGCGCAACCACCGCGAAGCCTACATCGAAGCCCGCGACAACAATCAACTCAACTTTTAATCCCACCTAATTTATGGCAACACAAAACGACCTAGGAATCCGGAGTTTTAACTTCGCTTCCGCTATCAGCGCCAACACTCTCGTGAGCGTGTCAGGCGACAACGCTGCGCAAGCAGCATCAACCGGAGCCGCAGCAATCGGAGTTGTCCAAGATGACACCGCCGCAGCTGATCAAGGCGCCGTTAAAATGTTTTTCCCATCGCAGTTCGGCATCGTAGCCGCCGCCGGTATCGTTACCGCAGGCAGCTCGGTTTTCGCTGTGACGAACGGAACAATCGTCGGAAGCCTCGCAGCCAGCGCCGCGACTCTCGGCATCGCGATCAACAGCGGCGTAGCCGGTGATATCGTGGAATACGTTCCTAAATTCAACCAATAATTTAACACTACTATGGCACTCTCATACACAACCATTC